TGCATTTCTGGACTGTACTCACCGATATCCCAGAGTATCTGCTTGCATAGTTCACGGTCAGCGTGTAAATCCTCGCTATAAGCCAGAGGTGTGCCTTCACTCCATTTGCTAATCGATTGAAAGTCAATCTCGTCGCCAACCACCAGTACAGAATCAAACTTCTCCCGCCTGGCTAACTTGATGATATTCTTTACGGCAGAATCCAATTGGTATGGAACCTGCAAATCTGAGATTACTAGCCAACGCTTAATCGTCTTCCTCGTCTGGAGTAGGGATAGTTGGGATAATTCCCTTGTCGCCTACGATCCAGTCAGGCATTGATTCAGGGCTATCCATGAGATACAGCGCAACGGACTCGGAGAAACCCGCCTTACGTGCTGCTTTAAACATCTCGTGTTTGGCAATGTAGAAAACTTCTAGCTTGTTTAATGGGTCGGGCGACTTACGCACCCTGCGTCTGCTTATCTTCTTGCGCTTGCGAACGGTAGCCATGTTAAAATTATCGCTTACTAATTAGAATAAATAGATCATCAACACGCTGTTCTAGTCGTGTTAATTGATCCTTCATACTGGAGCCTCCGTTGGGCCTCAGTTCATTAAGCCAGCCTTTAACTAAGAAACGTAGTCCGACTAGCCCGCCTGTTAGCACGGCGCAAACGCCAGCGCCAAAGCCAGCCCACTCTGTAGGTGTCATGCTTCATCGGCACCGAGGCCATAGGCACTATCGGATTTATCTAAAGCCCTGACTGCTGGACCTGCGAGCGCTGAGATAACCACAGCTACGACAGGATCTAATCCTAATTCATTACTTGCTAAGAATGTTAAGAATGAAACCAATACGCCACGTGCGTATGATTTAAGTACGGCCTGTTGCTTCTTGCTTACCTTCATATCTTGCCCCCTATTAGTGGTATATCAAACGGCCTATTATCTAGGTCGCCTAGTGTTGTAAAACTGACATGGATATGACGCTTGTGCGGGTTAATGCCTTTGTATTTACGCCATTTCCAATTTAATATCTTTGAGCATATTCGCTCGTTATAGATGACGTATGATATGCGTTTATCTTGTTTGGCTGCAATTCTGATCTGGTCAGCCAGATAAGGTGCGAGGCTGTCGGATGACTCCAACCTAGAATTAAGATCAAGACCTCGTACCCACCCAAACTCGTCTGGATTATGATCCGATTTTCTGGCGGAGTGACGACTATCGCCCAACCATCCTTCTGGACTTTTAGTACACCGATCTGGAAACCACGTATCAACTTGATCTCTTAACTGCACACCAGCTGCACATAGTTTAGGTTGCATTGACTTTTTTATTATGATCTTCATTTGTACAATCCCACAGACATTTATCATTAACAACAGCTTCATCATGGCATTTAGGTGGTATAAAACCATCCCTTACCTTGTCATAGGTGTAATCGATACCTGCATAATTAAATCTAATATTTCCGTTATAACTTGTTTTAATCCAAGTACCACCAAGATTATCTATTAACCATTGATAGCCTTCATCGCCTGCTGGATCATTGTTGTTGCCAACAGTGACACGGATAACTTTATTATTATTATCAATTTCTGCCCAATGACTCATGTCAAGTACCTAACTATAAATATTCCTGAACCACCAGTGCCACCAGTACCAGAACTTGCACCTGTACCACTTGCACCACCGCCACCGCCAGTATTTACTGATCCACTTACACCTGTTGGATTAGCTGCACCACCGCCACCGCCAGTTCCACCAGCACCATAATATTCAGTTATAACTGCTGGGGCACCACCGCCACCACCAGCGTAATAACCGCTGGCACCTGTTGATGTTGCAGTTGCAAAATCGCTATATTGTTTACCAATACCACCATTTCCACCGCCTACACTATCAGCAGCTGCACCTGGTGCGCCTGCACCGCCACCGCCACCACCAGCAAATGGATAACTACCAGTACCAGCACCGCCATTATTTCCAAAACCTGTACCGCTATAACTTGCCTGAGTTGATGTACCGCCAACTCCTGCACCTGCGTACTCACCACCGCCACCACCAGAACCACCATCTTTACCATCTCTTAAAACAGTTGTTCCATGAGCAGATCCACCGCCACCACCTGTTGCTGTGTAGGAATTAAATGTGGAATCAACGCCGTTAGTACCACGCACGCCACCAGTGCCACCTGCACCGCCACCACCAATAACTACTGCATAAGTGTTTGTTGTTAAAGTATCTGTTCTATAAACCAAACCACCAGAACCGCCGCCACCGCCAGTATAATTACCGCCGCCACCGCCACCAGCAACTATCAGATAATCAACACTGACGCTACCGCTAACGACCAAATTATCGTTTGCTGTAAAAAGTCTGTATGTATAAACACCACTATTGAAAGCAGTACCACCGCTTAATGTATATGGTTTTGTGGGTGGTGATAATTGTGCCGATAATATATTTAACATTTATGCAATAGCCCCAACTACATACCAAGCATTAGCAGCAGTTTTAATACATGCTGCCGATTTGTATTGTGCGAGAGTTGGTGATGCCGCTACTGCGCCTGCGCTTAGTACAGTAGTTGTACCAGGTGTTACTGCGCTTATTGTTACTGCGCCAACGCCAATACTTAATACTGTAATGACTGTACCTACTGCAAAGTTATATGTTGCATCTGTTGGTAATTTGAATGCGATAGCAGTTGCTTTATTTATTGGGATAAGTTGTTGGTACTCATCACCACTAGCAGCTGTGTAATCGGCTGTCTTAGCAGTTTGTACTGTAAAGGCTGGTAGTCCATTCCACATAGCAGAAGTAACTACATCACCAGTATTGCCTGGAAAAGTTGGCATTCTATCTCCTTAATAAGATAAGACGTTTTGTCCTAAGACCCCGTAATCTACGTTGCCTAGTATAAACCCATCTATGACAGGTTCTAGCGTTGTAAACACTGTCCTAAAGGAATTAGGTGTAATTGTGTTTGCCACGCCAAATATCTGCAGGGTTTTCTCTAACTGAGACCCCCCTGGCTGGGTTGTAATAACTGTAATTGGATCGAAGAAATCTAAGTCTAAAGCGGCAAGAATGCCTGCATTGTAATTAGCGGTGTATAAATCCAACTCAACGGCATCGCATCGTATAGTGGTCTCGGCTCTTGAAGCGACGTAAGCACGTGCATAATCCAGTGCGACCGCATCGGTCTGCATTAGTAGATCCTGCAGGTTATATGAGTGAATAAAGTATTTGTCTATAGATGCTTGATTGCTAGCAGATTGCGGTGACCCACCTGTACGGCTGATCTGTGCTGAATTAAAGATCAGGTTATCGTCTAGTTTCCACATAGCATTGGCATAAGTGATCCCTGTGCCATCATCGGCAAAAACTGTAGGTGTGCCACCTATTGATGCAGTAGCAGTTAAACGATCCTTAAATACAAACTCTCCATTAAAATCAACATAGATAGCGCCATACTCAGAATCGGCTACAGTTTGCATAGCACCTAAAGAAGTGCGTGCCGTACCTGGATCTGCCTGTAATGTAGTTTGACCTGCATCTATTTGTCGCATTGATGCTGGCCAAGAGATTTGATCTAGTATCTCATTAATACGTGTTCCTGATAGGTCGCCAGCACTAGCACCTGCCACTGTAGATATTTGTGCATTCTGGGCAAGCCTCATCGCATCTACAGCTTGTATAGTTGTATAGGCAACCTCTGTTGCATCTTTAGGTTGAGTGTTTACATAAGATGTAATAAAGCCCGAGAAGATTGGATAAGTAGTGCCATTGTAATTAGCAGTTATCTGGACCTTCTTCATGGGTGTAAGTAGGCCGTAATAAGGCCCTGCAGGATTAGTCGGATTAAAGTCGCCATTTTGATCTACGATGCGTAATGTAAGTTGTCCAGTCTGGAATGTATCGGTAAATGCGTTACGGCCTGTGCTGGTCTGTACGTAATTAACTCGGTTAGATACATCAACAATTACAGCTACAGAATCAGCCAATACGTTTGTGCCTAATATGCCAATATCTAATTGCATGGCTTGTGCAGTGCTAGGCCCAGTGCTAAAGTTAATTATCGCATTGATTGTTGGTACAGCCATTAGGTACCGCCAGATAGACCGCCTGCAGGTGTAGTGCCACGGCCCATTTTCTTAATTCTTAATAAAGTTTCATTAATTGTGTCAGTTAAATCTTGCTCGCTTAATACTGATCCAGCCACGTTTACAGTTACATCCGTATATTCACCACGTTGCACGGCACCCATAGCCATACTTGGGGCTGGTACATATCCACCACCACCGCCGCCTCCGCCATTGCTAGGCACGTTACTAATGTTTTTGTAAGCATCTGAATACTCACCACGCTGGACTGCACCCATAGCGAATTTAGAGAATGATTCGGCTGCTAATCCTGCATCACTAATAGATTTAGCCAATTGATTTGTCTTGAATATCAATTCTGTATCTGCTAAATATAACTGCGCTTTAGCTGCGTTGCCATCTAAGATTGCTAACTTCTCGGCAATACGTAGGCGGGTCTCTTCATCCGTTGCCTGATTAAGCGCCAGCATAAGGCCAGCACGTTCTACATCATATTTTATCTTTAAGGCTTCTAAGGCATTCTTTTCTTTTAATAATTTTAATTCTGTGGCACGGGCTTTGTTGCCTTTGATAATTGCATTGGCACGTTCAATATCTTTAGTGGCACTAGCCCCTAATTCATAAGTAAAATTAGATTTAGGTTTGGCGGCTTGGGTTGCACCATACTTTGCTGCACTTTCTAGTAATGGTCCAACAATAGGTATAAAACTTAATGGACCACCTAGATTTTTGCTTGTTCCTGGTAAGTTTAAGAATTCTTTAGTTTTGGCAATAAGCAAAGCCATGCCATAAGTTGCGTTAGCAATATCTGTAGCAAAATCTTCCATGGCGCTGCCAGCGTTTTCTATAGAATTGTCTTTGGCTAAAACTTGTAAAGAATCTAATAAACCTTTACCAATAATCTCACTAGCGTTTTCTGCAGATACTTTTAATATATCCATTTTGCCAGCATAGGTATCTAACCTAGCCGCTGATTGGCCCGCAAACTTCTGATTAAGTTCGGCCATAATCTTTTCCATGTTGCCAGTTTTCAACGTGGCCTTGCTTATGCCCGCACCTAATCTGCTAAGCCCTGTAGTGTTGCCAGAATATGCACGTGTTAAAGCTGCACTGACCTCTTGAACTGATTTGCCTGTAGCTGCACTAATATTTAAAGCAGTGGCTAATGCATCCTGGCTTTGTGTAACAGATCCAGTAACTGTCAATAATTGTTGAAAGGCTGGGCGTAGTTCATCGTCTAATACACCAGTGGCCTTCTGCAAGTTGCCTATGTAGTATTCAACCGCTGGTGCGCTAAATGCAAAGCCAGTGTTTTTAAGTTGTAATTCTAAAGCCTTGGCAGCTTTCTCATCGGCCATAAATGCATTAACAGCGTTCTTGCTAAATTGTAATAATTTTTGAGCGCCAAAGACACCCGCAAAGGTTTTACCTAAACTCTTAAGCGTTTTATCAAACGCACCAATTTCCTTCTGACCTTTTTTAAGTCCTTTGTTATCAAAGGTGCTGACTGCGCTTACAATTAAATTGGCCACTATGCTGCTTTGCCTAACTGTGTTTTGGTGTTAAAGTCTGTGGCCACTGTGTTAATAGCCTTAACTACGGCTGGAATAACCTTGGCGGATTCTTCAAACCAGGCCCTATAAATTAAGCGGCCCTTTTGTTTGTTCTCGCCTTTCATCTGGCTAATTGATTCAGCAGATTCTATAAACTGTATGCCAGCATTAGGATTAAGGCTCTCTGAATTAGATGCGCCTCTACGATTCTTTCGGCCAGCAGTTTCAAAGATTGCGCCAGGTGCTGAGATGTTTGCTACGTAGAATGCAGCTCTATAACCTGATCGATTACGACTGTTTGTGCCAGCGTTATATTTAATAAGACTTTTAGCTAGAGAATAATCATAGGCTGGAAATGCCCTGTATTTGATTGTGTCGGCTGATGCCGTGCCTTTACCCCAGCCACTTAGGACTTCACTTTGTTGCGGTAAATAACCACGTGCTTTATCTCGGACAATAAGCATCGCAGTCTTAATATCTTTAGACATTTGTTTGTTTAGTTCAGGCTCAACCTCTCGCATAGCCTTCTGGAGTTGCTTAACGCCGTTTACCACGACTGGCATTTTTGATCTCCTTAGCTCTGTCTGTCAATACCTGAATTATTGCTAGATACATTTCGGTATCCATATCAATAAACTCGCTAGGCGGTATCCCAGTCTCTACTGCTAATTGTGCAATAGTGTAAACAATAGATGACCGCTCAACTATTTTTTTTCTTCGTCTAATACCTCAACAGTGTCTAGAGTGTCAATGAACTCTGTGCCCCATAAAGGTATCTGTGCGCCAGCCCTGCGTAAGCATTCATAAGCCAGCCAGAATATTTCTGTTTGACGTTCGTGCTCCCGCAGGACTTTGCTAATACCTGAGCCATATTTCAGTTCAAAACTATATTCGACTCCTGGCGTTATTTTGTGCTCTGAAACTTCACCATTAGCCCTAGTAATCTTTAGTTTTGCCATTAGTACTCCTTAGTTAAAATGCCACCGATGGGGACACTGTTAGTGCGGAGTTTACTGTAAAGGACAGACTTGAAGTTGCAATTTCAGCCACGCCGCCTTGACCGATTGGAGTCAGGTTATTTACCAGGATTGAAAATTGGTATGTTGGATTAGCTGCTGATACTGCAGTACCTTTTACAGTAATAACCGATACTGCCAAAGTTTGTCCGAAGGCTGCATTTAGTGTCTGCATTACCTGGCTTGCTGCCCACTCATTAAGGAAGTCGATGGAAAAAGTTGCAGATTGCAAACCCGCAACAAATTTGTGAGCGGAGTCCCCCATCGCTGTGACTTCTAATTCATCCACAATCTGATTAATCACGGCGTTTGTAACATACGCACTGATATCGATTGAAGGTACGGTAGGTGCAGCAGCGGTAGCCAACTTAACACCAACGTTATTATTTAAATAGATTGCCATTGTTATTCCTCATCTTTCTTAGTTTGTGCAGTTGGTTTTGGTGCGTCTTTTATTTGGCCTGTCTTAATCAAGAAGGCTAAGTCTTCTGTTGTACTCATAGTTAACTCCAGCTCGTTAGGATTGATAGTGTGATCTCTGCGGTTAATAAATCTCCACTAGCTGCATTAGTTATAGCTGGAGCGGAGACACTTGATATGTTATAAACCAGGGTCGATGCCGCCAGTTTGTTTACTACTGCCACAATAAAGTCCTCAATACCTTTTAGGTTGCCCTGGTTATCGAAGGCTGGGGCAGTTATTAGAATCTTAAAATTAGCCAGGGGCGCAATGCCTGTTTGGCTGTTGTTGTTTGGTTGAATGTACGGGTCGCTAGGCGTGACAACGACGCTGTTTGCAAGAAGTGTGGCTGGCGGGAAACTAAAGGTAGACCAGACTCCAGCGTTGGCTAAAGCGGTTGCCACCGTGGCACGTAGGGTACTTATTGCAGCCATTAGCCCACCAGTGATGCGGGTGCGGCATAAGGTTGGATGAGACCTCTGATCCTGTTAATCATTTGGTAACCCATACGATAAGGACTTGCAGATATCCCATCCATACCCACCCCGCCCGTTTGGCTGACTTGTCTGGCCTGGAAAATATCAACTGCCAAGATCATCGCCGCCTCTCTTATACTTGGGGTTGTCGCATAAGACTGGGTCTTGTGATCTGGGCCTGTTGCTAGGCCGTAGGGTGCTACTTTATGGAATACCTGATTAGCTGCAGTCTTGTTGTACTGCACAAATGAATAGCCATTAGGGAAATTAACCTGGCCGTAGTTATACATAAATACTGGGATGAGGCTTGTAGTGCCAGAGGTTGGCGGAATTGTGCCCGTGATTGTGTGCGTGCCATTAAAGGTGGCACCGCAACCACTAACCACTATTGATTGGGTCGCAGCGAATGCGTTTGGATTAGCAAGCATCAGTGTTGCCACGTTATCTTGTAATGCCGTTCCTACTACTGGGGCAGTATTGAACCATAAGTATTGATTTATTAAATCTTCTGAGGTTTGACATACTTCCTCAATGGTTGCGTCTGAATAAAGAGAGCCAATACCGAGGTTTGTTCTCAACTCTGCGGTGGTCACATACGTGGCTGGCATCTCTACTCCTTTGTTAAAACTCCCCCAGGGCTAGGGCTACTAAACCCCAGGGGATTTCTTATTAGTTAAGCGGTCTTATCAGGTCTTCTGGAACTTTAAGATTCCGTTAGGCATCTTGGCGATTGTTGCCATGTATCCATAAATTGCTACCTGTACTTGTAGGTTTGATACTACGTTTACGCTCATGAAATTTTGTGCTGAGCGATATACAGTGAAGGCCTCTGGTGCAAGAATAATTGCACTGTTGTCATCAAATGTAGTTGCAGTGAAATTTTTGTCCACATACAGATCAAGACCAAGAACGTTTCCACGGATACTTGATGGTCCAACTTGTCCAGCGGCGTTCATTGGTTGCAATGCATTAAATACTGGGCGCTTTGTTGTATCTTGCGCACCAATTAACGCACCCCATTGTGCTGGGTTAGCGATGTAATTCTGTGCGAAATAGCCAGTGTTTGTGTAGATAGTACGTGCTGCTTCT